GGCTCGACGACAAGGATATCGCGGAGCGCATCCGCACCTTACGCAAAGACCAGGCGGCATGGCGCATTGCGCGCGATGCCGGCCAGTTCAGCCTTGCAGGCGCGCAGCCCAAAACAGCCTTCCTCTTCGAGAATGGCCGCTGGGGAGTCCCTTCGGGACGAGCCCCCACCACCCATATCATCAAACCGCCAATCGAAGCCTTCGACGGCCATGCCGAAAACGAGCACGTCTGTCTCGCACTGGCGCGCGCACTTGGCTTGCCTGCCGCCGCGAGCCCAGTCCTCGTATTCGAGGGCGAGGTGGCGATCGTCGTCGAGCGCTACGACCGTGTGCGCGTGGGGGATACGATCCGTCGCCTGCACCAGGAGGACATGTGCCAAGCGCTGGGACTGCCACCGACCGGAAAATACGAGAATGAAGGTGGCCCGGGAGTGCCGCCGATTGTCGAACTCCTGCGAACCTATTCCAGTCGTCCGATCGACGATGTCTGGACATTCATTCAGGCACTCGCGCTCAACTGGCTCATCGGCGGGACGGATGCTCACGCGAAGAACTATTCCGTCCTGATCGGTGCAGGTGGACGCGCCCGTCTCGCACCGCTCTACGATATTGCCAGCACGCTGCCCTACGACTTCGATTTCAAGAAACTCCGCCTGGCGATGAAAATCGGGGGCAAATATCTCCTCGACGATATCTCGCTGCGGCATTGGAACAAGCTGGCGTCATCGGTTCGACTGGATGAGGAGCAGGTACGCACGAAATGCCTCGACCTCGCCGAGCGGCTTCCCGACGCACTGGCCGACGTCATCAAGACGGCTCGGGCCGACGGGCTCGACAACGCGGTGCTGCAGCGGCTTTCCGATGCCCTTACCGCAAGAGCCGCCAATTGCCGGAAGATTCTCATGACGGCGCCGACGGCCGAAGCCGATTGATGATCCCGCTTACGAAACCCGCAGATCGGCGTCGCGTACAAGCCCAATGACATGGCGGCGCGAACGCTTGCCGGGAACCCGACGCCCATTGAGCCGCCATGCGATGACGCAGAGCGCGTAGAGCCAGTGCTCGTTGGCGGCCGCGCGCGCAAGACCGACCTTCCAGCAGATCGTCTTCCACCGCTCGCCGCCTGCGCGTAGCCAGACGATCTTCGCATCGGCGGGATCGAGACCGATGGTCCAGCTCAGCGTCTCTTCCATCCGCGTGATGGCGGCAGGCTGCGGCCAGGGGCGACGCATCTTGGGGGGTTCCTGGCCGACCAGATCGCTGAACTCGTCGACCATGCGCGGCCAGGTGTTGAAATAGCCGCGCACCTTCACCTCGGGCAGCCGCTTCAAGACATCCGCCGCTTCCGCCAGCCGTTCCTCGACAAGGCTCGGGGTCCATTCGGTCATCGATGCATCTCCTCGGTTCTAGTTCGGTCGCCGTAGAGCTTCTCGCCGAGTTGGCGGATCAACTCGCGCTCCGACCAAGTCAGCCGATCGTCGTCGAGTGCAATCGCAAAAACACCCTGCTCGCGCCAGCCTCCACGCTTGATCTCGTCTGGTGTGCGGCGCTTGCCGCCATAGCCAGGGGGCGCCCACTTCATTGCGACACCTCCTGCAGAACGGCGGCATAGCCCGCGATATCGAGGATCGAATCCTGGTGCCTGGGATCGTGTGCGAGGCGCACGAGTTTGAGATCGATCAGGCACAGCACGGCCTGCGCCGGTGTGACGGGATGACCGAGCGTGATCGACCAGCGCTTGGCCAGCAGCTCCATCGATTCTGCCGGCGGGCCGTAAGCGGCCCTGCGATCTGCGACGACCTCGGCCGCATGGGTGAGCATGGCCTTCGCACTCATCGCACACCTCCATTGGTTTCCGTGACCCACAGCAGGATCGCGAGTGCGTCTGCTTCGTTGTCGTCGGCGGGGTCAAACCCGCGAGCCCGGATCGCGGCCAAAACGGCTGCCTTGTCGGCGTTACCCTTGCCGGTGACGTGACGCTTGATGGTTCCAACCGGCACGCCTTGATAGGCGACCCCGCGTTGCTCGCAGCAGCTGGTCAGCGTCGCAAGGAAACCGCCGTAGATATGGGCTGCATCGGTACCGGCATGCGCGCGGACTTCCTCGAAGTAGATGGCATCGATCGGCGAGGCTTGCTGCGCCAGCTTTGCTCGCTTTGTGTTGACGAGCAGATCACCGAGCCACTGGCGAAATCGCAGATAGCGCATGCCGCCACCTTCGTAGCGACCGGGCCTGAATGTGATCGAGCCGCTGAAAGTCGCGCCATCATCGTGCAGGGCCCAACCTGTACGCGTACCGAGATCGAGACAAAGGATGGATGGCGCGCTGTCGCTTGCGATCTGTCGCGGCATCTGGGTCACGCCTCCAGCGGCGTGAAGGACGATCGAAGAATCGGCATGAGGAAACATCGGGACCTCCGACTAGAAAGGGATGTCGTCGCCACGCGACCAATCGATCGGCGGCTTGCGGCGAATACCGCTGATGGCAGCGACCGGAATTCGGCGCTTGATCTCGGGGGCGGATTCGCCGAGACCGGCGATAAACTTAGCGACCTCGGCGAGCGTGAAGACCCTGCACTCGCGCGCGATGTGATGGGCTTCGGCTTCGTCGCGCACGATCGAGACGACCTCGCCCGTGTCGGGCAGCACGCATTCCCAGACCTCGGGTGCGAGCGGCTTCTCGCCGGCCTCGACTGCCGCACGGTCGAGCGCCTGCCACGCGCGGCGCATGGCGGCGGCGTGGATGCGGACGTAGCGCTCCTCGTCGCTGGCGATGGCAGCGTCGAGCCGATCCTTCTGCTCATCGAACTTTGCGCAGAGCAGATCCGACACCAGCAGGCGCAGCCGACCGACGCCCCACTTGCGCTCCATCGCGTGGGCGACTTGATCGAGGCCATCGATCATCGCCTGGATGCGATAGGCCGGTGGCGCCATCGGGTCGCTGCCGACGTCGATGGTGCTGTGACGCACCGAGTACCAGCGCGTCATCGCCGACCTCCGAACATCGGTGTGGCGACTGGACGCCGATCGGGAACCGACCCCGGTCGAAACGAACGCCGGAGCGCGTTCACGCGCTCCGGAAGTTCGTAGGGGGGTATGGGGGGAACAACGTTCCGTAGGACCTCCGTAATGTTTTCAATGGGTTGCACATCGACCTCCGTTCACTTCCGGCGACTTCCGGTTCAAGAGTTTCAATGGGTTACAAGGCACCTTCCGTAACCTCCGTAACCGCGAATTCGGCCCATTTCGGGGTCTCAGCCGGGCCATCGGAGCACCTTCAGGCCACGGGCCTTGCTGTCGGAGTTGTAGATTTCGGAAGCCACCATCCCGTTGGCGATCCAATTCTTGAGCAGCCGTCGCGCTTCTTTGGCGGTGCAGCCGAAGCTCTGCACCATGACCGGGACCACGTAGCGCGGGCTTTGCACCGAGGCGCTGAACGGGTTGGCATCGCGCCAGCGCTGATCGATCAGCTTGAGGATCTCAATCGCGGCATGCGTTGTGAGCCGGTCGTTCGCAGGCTCGAAGACATGCGGCACCAGGACGCCGACGTCGTCGCCATTGGCCAGCTCGACGCCGATCTTGCGGTACCAGGTCGCGTCGGCGCTGATGAGGCCGAGATTTGCTTTGGCGTCATCGAGCCGCAGATAGAGGTGGCGATCTTCCTGCGACACCCCGTACAGCTCGGCATCCGCCTCGCTCATGCCGAACAACGTCTGCACGACGCGGGCGACGCCAACGAGCGCACTTGCACCCCGCGCCGTGTTCATGTTGCCGGCATGACCGTCGCTCATACCCTGGGGCGGTTTGGCGGTGTGGTGAACCAGCAGCACCGAACAATTGGTCGCGCGCGCCAAGTCGCGGAACATGGCCGCGACCGCCTTGATCTGCTCGTTCGAGTTTTCGTTGACCGCGTGGGTTTCGACGAACGGATCGACCACAAAAAGACCAACATCGCGTTCCCGGATACGCGCGATGCAAGCATCGACATCCGGCAACCGGATCACCATGTCGGCACGCTCGATGCGCGCGAACAGCAACTGGCGATCGGCTCCGGAATTGAGCGCGATGCGTCCGCGAACTCGGGCGAACGGAATGGACCAATGCTGAAGCACCGCCCCCAGACGGCGCTTCAACTCGTCGAGATCGTCTTCGGTGTTGTAGATCCAGGCCCTGACCGGCTCGTGGACGCTCTCGCCGGTGATGTCTTCGCCGGCGGCTAGGGCAACGGCGCGCGCAATACCATGGGTGGACTTGCCGACACCGGGCGGCGCCACGAGCAAGCTCAGATGTCCACGCAGCAGCGATCGCCCGAGCAGCCAGCGCCGACGGGGCAGCATCGCGAGGTTGAGGCTGTCGAGAAACCCCGGCTGCAGCGGCTGGACTGCCGTGGCGACGTCGATCAACGGCTCGG